GTCCATGTTGCAGCAGCAGTCCAAGTCCCACCAACACTCAGCGAGCCGTTAATAGTACCAGTAGCTTGAGTGGTGCCATCAATAGTGCCGCCGTTGATGTCTACAGTGGTAACTGTGCCAAGGTCTGTCCAAGTCCCGGTTAGTGCTCCACCCCCGGAAAAAGACAAGCTGCCGGAACCGGATAGATCGTCATCGCTAAAAGAAATCGCTCCGGTGTCAGAAGTAATCGCTGCACCGTTAACAGTTATATTGTCCACAGTCAACGTGGTTAACGTACCAAGCGAAGTTATGTTAGGTTGTGCAGCCGTCTGAATAGCCCCAGTAAGCCCCCCAGATGCAGTTACAGCGTTGTCTTTAAGCAGAACCCCGTCTACCGTTACCCCAGAAGCAGATGTAGTCTCGTTTATAGTGTCTGCAGTGAGTACATCGCCCGCCGTTACAACAAGGTTTGTGCCGCCGGTTGAATTGCCGTTGCCTAAAATTTCTGCGAGGGTGTCTTGTGCAGCAGCAGCCGCATCGACGTATGCTGTAGTGGCAACAGCCGTGGAGTTATCCCCTTGGGTTTGGGTTACAGCGGTGGTACCAGAAGCAAGATCAAGTGCGGCTAACGCATCAACAACAGAAGCCCCAGAACCCTGTCCGTCGGTATAAATAAGCTTTGTTGCGCCAGACGCAACAGTCACTGTACTGCCAGACCCTTGGCTTATGGTAATACTCTGCCCGCCAGTGGTGCTGTTTTCGATTAACCACAATTTGGAAACAGTATTGGGGGCTAGAGTAATTGTGCGGGTGGCGGTCAGACTCACCCCGGAGGTAAATTTTAAATAAAAACTGCGAGTGGCATTGGCGCTACCGTCCGGTATAGTAAACGTCTCGTCGGCATCTGCGGTTACGGACTGCGACCCGTAAGAAAAAGCATCGGCAATAAGAGAAAGCTGGGTATTTAAAATACCGCCCCAAGTGCCGTCTTTGTCTCCGGTTGCCATTTCCTCCAGTCGGAGGTCATTATTGTACGTGGAAGTCATCTACGTATCTCCAAAAACTACGCAATTCGTATAAGGGCCGTGTTAGCGGTGGCAACAGGGAAAACAACAGTAAAATCTTCCGCAGTAGAGGTCTTATCAGAGCCGAAATCCAGAACCGCAACAGCAGGATTAGTCACGCCGTCAGCCAAGTAAATCAAAGCGCCACGAGCCGTAATAGTCGCTGTAGGCCAAGTAACGTCTGCAAAATCCAAAAATGCTGTGGTGCCGCTAGACGTAGGGTTAGTAGCGATAACTAAGTCTTCTCCACCCGCAGTGTAGCCTGTGCCTGTAACCTCGTTGGTTGCACTATAAGCAGTTGTGGTCGCATCAAGAGTAGCTGACGAAGTATACAGGGCGATCTTAAACGTCTGTGACGTGTCACTGCTAAAATCGAAAATGCCATCAAGCACGCCAACTTTGAATGATGTAACCATAGTTTGTGTAATAGCCATATTTTGTTATTACCTAGCGTACTTTTACTCTAAGTTGCCCAGACCGATACATGTCTCCACGCAACTTGCCGTCGCCAAGATTCTTGAGTAACGCAATGGCGTCCACATACATTTTTTGGTAGAGCGCCACCATGTCGGGGTCGCCTTTCTGGAAGCGTATAGCCTCGACCAAAGCGCCATTAAGTAATGCAGAATCAAACTCGTCTCCCAACCAAGTAGTACCAGCAGTAACGATAGACTCGGGGTACGCTGCATAAACAAGCTGCGTACTGTAATTAGCGTCCGGAGTAGGGCCAAGTAATAGCTTAGTTTCGTCTTCTAGCGCATAATGTGCGGGCTGCCCTTGGCTAGTCGGGTTAGGGTAAGCTTCACGTATAAAGTTTACATCTTTATTTAGTAAATACTCATACCCCCCGCTATCGTTTATTACAGCAAACGAATATATGTACAAAACACTCGCAGGCAGTGTAAAGTTGCTGTTGCCCGCCGTCATGCTACCCAGAGATGTTTCCCGAAATACAGGCAAGTCTACCGTGTTGTAGATATTTTGCTCTGCTTGTTGGGTAAACATAGCAAGCTGGTCTGCGGTAAATGTCTGTACGCAGATGTCTTCTATATTGCTTGTCAGGTCGGAATAGTTCATCCCCTATACCTTACGCCATTGGGCCTCGGGCCATAGTACCTTTGGTTGCCGCACCGGTACCGCGAATCTTAACGCCGCTAGTCTTCATGTCTTTTGGTGGTTGGTTGCAGCAATCTGGTACGCTGTACTTAACTGGCTCATTCGGATGCTCGATGATCTTCGGAGCTTTTACGTTTGATCGTGACTTCATTTTCATTTCTGTCTCCTAGCTCGTAGTTACTGTTACGGTCCCTACGGCACCTCTGCCTTCCAAATTGTCTGGTGTAGTTCCAAAAGGGTCGTTTAGTCCTACTGGGTCCCATCCCCATTGAATATCCCTACTAGTTGTGAGTTCCGCAGAATCCGGCCTTGGGTCCCGTATAGCTTGGGGGTCGTATACTGGGAACTCCCCTAGCTTGTTCTGCGGTTGGTCTGGATTCCAACATTCTGGACAGGCTTTGACGTTAGTCCGCTTGTCCTTTACTACTAACTCTTTGAGTTCCCTAAGTTTATACTGAAACCCACAAACATCACAGATGGCTAGGGCTTTTTGTCCAGACGCATATTTATACCCCATAGCTATCGCACCCCATATACACGAGGCACCAAACTAAGGGCTGCTTTCTCTCTATCCTCTTGGGCGGCCAAATCAAACTGTCGCTCGTATTCTGTCTGTAGCATGGGAATACGAGGCATCAATTCTGGGTCTTTCTGCGCTATGTAATATGCAAGCCCTGCAACGAGGCAGGGCAAGAAACGGAAGTTGACATCGGCGGTATTTACCCCTGTCCCAGCATCCTCGATGCGGCGCATACGCCAGTATTTCAAAACATAGGTACTCGACGCATCTGGCACCGGCCACACAGTCACAGAGGGGTTAGCCTGCCCACGGTCTACGTAAATCTGTATCGGGCGTCCTTCGGATAACTTGTTAGGGATACTTGCGTAGGTAGAGACGCTGATTCGGGTAATATTTAGGTCTGACTGTGTGGTGACGTTGCCGTCCCCAGTGCGAACCACGTGCTCTAGCAGGTCAATGGTGTCGGCTGGCAGGTCGTATGTGGCTGTTCCATCTACTAAATTTATGCTGCCTTCTTCGATGGTCCACATGTTGATGCCGCGGTTCTGCCACTCAATAGTCAGCAGATTCATGGACCGACGAGCGGTACGAAGATCATAACCAGAACGCATCTCACGACCGGCACGCTCCCACGCTTCTTCCGCAATCTCGGTGAAGTCTAGGTTAAACGCTGTAGTGCCAGAAGTTGCCATATTAGTTCCTGATTAACCTTCGCCGTTGGTTTATTAGCCGTTCAAACTCTTCGGCAGTGTAGCCTGCATAATACCCCAGCTTCTCTAATGAACGCGAGGCCGCCTCTAACTCAGAAGCCTTTTGCACAAACACGATACTGCTACCGTGCATTTCTGACGAGAGTAGCCAAATATCCTGTCCCTCAAACGCAAACCAGTGGTTTAGCGCGCTGCACGCTGCTTCTAGCTCTACATAATCTTGCTCGGGGGCTGGCTGTATGCACAACACTACTTTATGTGAACCAAACCTAGATACTTCTTTGTGCACTGCTTCCCATAAGTTTTGGGATTCTACTACCTTTACTTCGTTGTTATCCCACGCTTTTTTAGCAAATGGACATAACGCTATGCCGTCAATTCTAGGAGTAGATAACTCTTGCGCCCACCCCGAGACCCACTCGGTCATTTAATAGGACCCCCAAAAAGCCAAGCCCTACATGTTCGTTCTGCGGCGCACTTAAACCCGAAAGACTGGCAGTACCCCAAATCGGCGGCTTCAAGCACTTTTTCTTGATTCTTGCGCAGTGCCTCGTCAGACTTATAATCTTCTTCGTACCCTATGTTGCCCTGTATACAGCCCAGCATTTTAGGGGTCTGAACAAAAGCAGCGCAGTTGCCACAGCGGGAAGTCTTTGCTTCTTCGGGGGTAATATCCCAAAGCTCCGCTATGCCCTGCCAAAACTCTTCGTTAGGCTCTCCGGGGTCCATCGGACCGTAGCCGTGGTTCTTAATCGCCAGATTACGGTTCTTTATATTTAGCTTGGCGTCAGTAGTAGCGAGAGGGCAGGTCTTAGGGTCCTCGTAACTTTTTACAAGGTTTTCCCCGACTGATTTGTTGCCTCGCACTGCCACTATTTCTTCTTCCTTTTTAAAGGCTTAACCCGTTTGGGCTTTCCTGCCGGTTGCCCTAGGCGCTTCTTTTGCGCTATACGGGACTTTTTCTCCGCTGCAGTCATCTCGCCGGAAGTCTTAGGCGTTTTACTGGAGACGCGCTTGGTTGGCCTACAGTACGGGGTTCCCCGCTTCTCGCCTTTCTGACGCCCGCATTCTTTGCCTGTACGGACATCTTTCCAGTCTTCTTTGAACCACCGCTTTAGGGCAGCGCCCTTTTTAGTCTTACGAACGGCCACTGGACTTACTGCCCCAGTTCTTAGCACCGACTTTACGGCACTTGGCTATGGCACCAGAAGCGTAGGCGGAAGGAAAGACTTTGTAGCGCGCCTTTACCTTACGGTAGCATTCGTCCTTCACCGTGCCGCCCTTTTTTAAAGCGATGGGCTTTATTTTGCCCATGCCTCTGCATCGCATCATGGCTTACACCATCTTGCAGGGGCGTACGCCCTTTTTAGCCATACCAGCGCCGCGAACTTTGCCACCGCGAGCCATTTTAATTTCACCACCACGCGCCATTTTTCCCTTACCGTCAGCAGCAAAGAAAGGGACTTTTTCGCCGTCTTTCTCGACCATATCTAGTTTGCCGCCACGGGCCATCTTAGTCATACCGCCACGGGCCATCTTAGTCATACCGCCGCGAGCCATTTTCTTAGTACCATAGCTAGACTTTTTCATTGGACCACCTTCTTTAAATTTACGGCCTTCGTCGGCCTTCACATATTCTTCACCCACGCTTTGTGGGATTCCTACCTTCTTGGCAAACTTGGGGTTATTCGCCACTGCTGCCATCAGGTTGTGCTGTTTCTTGCTCTTGCTAGGCATCGTTCTTACCGCCTTTTAGAGCCACTATCTGTCCAGAGGGTGCTTCTTCCATTTCCATGTAAGCCTGTATTATCAAATACAGTTCCTCTACCTCTGCGGGCGAATAGGTGCCTTGCGAAGCCTGTAGAATGGACAAAAAAAGCAAAGGTATAGGGATGTCATTCCCAGCAAACCCGTCGAACTCGTCGAACTCGTCCATACCTAAGTCCTTGATTTTACTACCATTTCACCCTATCACTCCAGTAAGCCGCGCTCATTTTACCCTTGGCAATGTTCTTACCGTGTCGGGCTTTGAATGATTTACGCTTGGCCTTCATTCGTGCAGACTCGCCTTTTTTGGGCTTACCAGCAGTAGACGCACCTTGCTCACCAAACCGAATGATCTTCTCCTTCCCGCCCTCGCAAGCCTTCACAATGTGGGACTTTTTGGGGTGAGAAGGAGTTCTCTTCGGCTTGTTACAAGCCATTTTCGATTTGTCTACTCGCTTAGCCACAGAACACCGTCACATTAGTAATGTTGGTCAAGGTCATAATAGCAAAGTCTGTGCTATTGCTACGGGTAGTCAGGATACCAAGGTCAGGAATCGTAACACTATCCGAGAAAGACGCCGCCGAAGTAGGCGTGTCAATCTGCAAAAGCAAAGAACCATCGGTGCTATTTACGTTGAACTTGATAGAACCAGCGGACGCCGTACCTACATAGTACAGGCTCTTAATTCTAGTGCGTGGAAGCGCCAGAGAACCCGTAGTACCAATGCTTACGTTAGTAGCTGAAGTCGCACTTGCTGTAATGCTTTCAATGTAGGTGTAGAAGTTAGTAGAACTAGCGGTATCAGTATCAACACCCGCCACTACTTCCGTAGTGTAAGCCCCAGTAAGATCGCCAACCTTAATACCCACAATCGTAAAGTCTGTGCCCACGTTATCACCCGCACAGGTAATCAGGACTTTATATCCCGTACCGTACGGACTGACATCGTTAGTCAACAGAGCAAGTGAGCCAGCACTACTAATAGTATCAGCGGCTCGAAGCAATGTAGCGCTTGTGGAGGGCGTTATCGCCCAAATATCTGAACTAGACATAATTCACTTATCCTTCCTCTTGTGTTGGACTGTTATCTGCAATTTGCGCTAGTAAATAGTCCAACATGCCGATTGCGCCGTTGGCTTCGTGGAGCATCTGGATGTATCTATCCCTCTGCTCCACTGCCTCTGCTTTTAACTGCTCTAGTGTACTTTTATCAAGCATATTAGGTAGTTACTTGGCCATCGTACAGGACAAGGTAATAGTCAGTCCCTGCAACGCGAACCTTCAAAGAACCTGCTACGTTTGCTGCGGTTCCTCCAGTCTGGAATACGTGTGTTGACCCAGCGGTTACGCCAGCGAGGTTGAACAGACGTACATTATCGTCAATGGTTGCAACGTCATCGCCTTGAGTCGAAATGTGAATGAACGAAGTCAGCGTACCAGTGTCTGTACCAGTAGGCGCGTTCAATTCGATTTCAAGGGGGGCATAAGTACCAGAAGTAGTACCCGCGCTCAGGGTCATTTCAGCCACAAAAGCTGAACCAAGGCCGGTTGTGCTTCCGGAAGCGCCGTAAACGCTAATCGCTTTGACAGCATTAGACCAGCCACCAAGAGCGGCATCTGCATTAAGTTGGAAACGAGCACGCCCGCCCACGCCACCTGCTCCTGTCATGGTATTTTCCATAACAATAGGCTCAACGCTAGTAGAGCCGCTAGTAGAGGTGCTGGAATAAGTCAGATCAATGGCACCGTCAGAGGCGACATCCAGAGAAGTAGTATAGGCGCCGGTAGTTGCGTTTTTGTCAACTACTTCAAAGCCGTTTTCGGACCGGACGGGGCCGGTGAAGGTAGTATTCGCCATTCGAGAATTCCTCACATGCGAGTTAATTTTGGGGTGTATCTGTCTGCATGTCGTCAGCCGGGACTGTCAGATACACCGGATGACCCCGGTATAGTTACTATACACTATTTCGGACGTAAGTGTGCAAGACTTAAGCAAAAAAAGACCCGCCGGTAGCGGGCGGGTCAACGTCTCTAAGGGAGATAAATGATATGAAACAAATATCCGGTACTACCGTATCACTCAATGTTGTTTTGGTAAATGGTTTTAATCCACCACATGAACATGTCGTCCCCGAGGGTATGTTTCATGGTATTCACGCGGTTCGCCACCAACTGTACGTTTTTCCGTACGTATGGGCCTTGTGGGTTTATACGGTCTATAGAAACGTTGAAATCTTTTTTCCTGCCGTCCCCAGCTTTTCCGTCTCTTTGGTGGGTCATAACGACGCCAGATATAGCACATCGCCCCCCTTGTTCGTACCATAGAGCTATAACGTCTTCTGTGGTCAGGTTAAATTGAACGCCCTGCTTACTTCGTTGGGATTTTAATTGCACACAAAGGACGTTTAGGAAAGCTTCAGGGCTAGAAGAAGCCTTTTTTGCTCGTTTGGCGAGGATGCAGGTACTACAAGTACGACGTATGCCCCGTGCGGTATGTTCAAATCCAGATAAAGGCTTGGTTTCGCCACATTCGGTACAGGTACGGGTAGTTTCAAATTTGGCTTTAGGCATATACACCCCCTACTAACCAAAAAGAAAGGGGGCCGAAGCCCCCAATCCTAGTACTGCTTTTCTTCTTAAGAAGAACCGGGCGAACCGAAGATGCCCAGCGGGTCAGATACACCGAAGCTGTAACGCTCACGGGCCTTGTACCGGCTGTTTCCGGTATCGAAATCGGCATCCATTGAGGTTTGCATCGGGGTGCGCACGAAGTGCTTCAGACCGTTAGGTACGTCAGTCATCAAGAACCAAGCGTTGGTATCAGTCAGATAGTGGTTAACAGTGTAACCTTCTGGAATTGAACCGTTTGACTTGATTGCGTTGATGTCGTTATCGGCTGTAGCCACACGAAGCTCAGTATCCAACAGGCGGGTAGCAACGAATTGCAGCGCAGGTGGGATAACCAGCTTACGAGGCTTGGCAGCGATAAGCAGACCGCGCTCATCAGTCCAACCAGCAATCTGAATTACAGCAGCTTCCAGAGAAGTCTCGTTCAGATCAGCACCGGTAGTAGGACGGTTTGAGTTGGTACCACCAGAAACAAGCGGGTGGTCAGTCGCACACAGCACTTTGCCGTCACCGTAGGTGGGGTTACCACTGCCAGTAAACGCAGTGTTAAGGATAGCAGCACCCTTAACTTGCTTAGTGTACGCCATTGCACGGGCCAGAGCCTTCGTATAACGAGAAGACAGAGAATCGTAGAGGTTATCTTCGATTGCTTCTTCAGTCAGCGAAAAGCCCATCGCGATTGTTTCGTGGGTGTATCGAGCAGTCCACGCTTCTTGGGCGTTGTCGTAGTCGATGGCGGAACCTTCACCCTTAACAGGTGCAGCGCCAAAGCCGGACAACTTGGTTTCTTCCTCGAAAGAACGGTCAGAAGACTCGGTCTCGAAGATTTCAGCAGCCTCGTCACCATACTTCTGGTATTCGAGACCAAAGAGGGCGTTAAGCCCCGGTAATAGCTCCTTAAGGAGTTGCGCTCTTGAAATAGCCATTAGTCAATACTCCTTATATACCGACGTTGTTAGTCATCTGATGTGCGCCGGGGTTAAACTTAACCAGAATATCTGGGTTTGACTCGGTCAAATCAGATACCGCCGCTACAACACGGAAGGCCGCTGCCGCAGTTTGAGTAGCACCTACTACAGCAGAAGTTGAGTTACCGGTAGCTGTGTCCCCAGTAGATGTGGTTTGAGCGGTAGTAAAATACACATTCGCACCAATATCAGTCTGGTCCATAGCAGCGTTAGCTTGGCACTGGAACAGCACGTTGGGGTCGTCAACAACATAAGCCTTGATAGCTCCGCCGTTAGCAGTACCGCTGGGGTAATACTGAGCGAAGATAGTCTGGCCTTGGGCATTGACATATTCACAGCCGACGAAAACGCCGATTGCGCCCACACCACTGGTACCACTAATAGAATTAGAGGTCAGGTCAGCACCTGTGCCAGTAGCAAGAGCAATGTAACCGTCCGCACCGATGATAACGACTTGGCCATAGAACAGGTTAGTCGCTTCACCCGCAGGGTCGATCAGGTACTGAGTAGTAGCGCCAGCATAGGGCGTACCGTCAGCACGTTTTACGGGCCGTAGTCCGTAAGGGGTTGAAGATGTAGCCATTGTAATAGCTCCTAAAATTTAGTTTCCAGAGCCGAAAGTAACCTTCGTTTTCCTCTCGTGGAACAAGGGCATACGAGGGTCATTCTCGCGCATCAAGTTATTGTCCACGGAGCGCATCTGCGATTCAGTCAGTTGCTGATAATACTCGCTACGCTCTTGGACAAGCTCTTCTGGGGCCTTACACAGCATCAACCCGCCCACAATGATATTATCCTTAAACCGCGCATCCGCTACGGCATCGGTAAATATCTCGGGATGGTCCGCCGCTTTTACTGGCTCCCAGCCTTCGCGTATTTTCGAGGACACATTAGTAGCGTCAGACTGACCATTAGTCGATATACGAACCCAGCGGTATATATAACCGTCTTCCGGCGTGGGGTTTGGCAACACTTCAGGTCGCGTCCAAGCCTTCTTACGAACGTCTTTGCGCTCGCGGGTTTCCAGTTCTCTATCAAGTCTATTCTGAGCCATTATTGCTTCCTCATAAGTGCAGCCTGTTGTTTGGCGTAATCTTCCAGCGGTACCCCAAGTTTCTTTGCAATAGTAATCTGTGATTGCGTTAACCTAATTTTCTTCGGTGCTGTGCTCCGCGTAGCGGGTGCAACCACGTTACTAGACTTTTTCTGTGGTACTTCTGGTTCATCCTCCCCGTCATCAAACTGTTCGGGGAAGACTTGTCGCATACGAGTGTTAATTTTCTCGTAGTATTCATCAGAGCGGGGGTCAACCCCGTCTTTCGTTAGTTTGGTATGCAGCCCTAACGCAAAAGCTGTCATTTCATCATCAGAACCAAACCATGGGTTATCATCACGCCACGCTTCAGCCTTTTCATCCCGCTGTACTTCTTGCGGTCTGGTATTCGTTTCTGTACGTTCTACAGTATTAGTTGTTGATTGTAAAGAAGTTTCCCTACCCTCTGCAACCCTCGGCTTCAGCCCGTTAACCCGCTCCATGCGGATTTGCGCCGTGTTCAGCGCAGTTTGGGCTTCCAAAAGCGCATCAGACTCACCGGACTCATACGCTTTTCTATACTTTTCTTTTGCCATAGCAAGTTCACTTTCCACTTGCTTCTTGGCAGATTGGATTAACGAGTTATGGCTTTGGTCAACCGAACCCTTTAGCTTATTGTTTTCTTCAACAAGCTGCCTTGCGTATTGCTCTAAAGCCTCACGCTCGCGCATCGCAGCTTCCTTGGCTCTACGCTCGTCGTGGTATGTCTTAGACAACGCTTTCAGGCGTTTCTGTACTTTTTTGCCGTAACTTTGCAGCTCGTCGTCCGTCACATCTTCTGGCGGAGACGCTTCTTTGCCTCGATCTTCAGGAGGTGTATCGTCCTCCACCTCGATTTCTACATCACCAGCTTTGATGGTATCCCCGTCTTCACCGGCCTTCTTCATGTCTTCGCGGCCAACAGCCCCCTCTACTTCTAGGGTGTCGTTATCTTCTTCGGTATCCACCTCAAATTCTGCGGTGGTTTCTTCCTTATCTGGGTCTGGAAAATCAAACTCTACTTGTTGTCTAGGCATTGTTTACTCCTTATGCACGAGATATAGCTCTCGGGTTTGGGACGACCGCTTGTATCGAATCGTCGTTCATTAGCCGATACTCTTGCTTGCCTAACTTAAATCGAGTGCCGGTGTTTGCTCGGAACATCACATAGTCCCCGGTTTTGCACCAAGGTCCTGTGGGGAACCGGTCTTTATCGTTATAGGCTTGCTCGCCCATATCGAGAACTAGCCCAATAGTAGAAAGGATATGCTCATCACGAAGCGTCTGACTGGATTTAACCAACCCCGAATCCCCGTACGTTTCCTCTACATTAGGTAGTGCTATAAGGACGTGATAGCCCGTTGGTTTGGGTATCGCCTCCTCTAGTTCTTTCTGCTCTTTTTCTTCCCTTTCTATCTGTGCAGCTCTTTTTGCTTCTAACGCAGTCATTGCAGGGTTTAATTCAGCGGTAGCGCCGACCCCACCAACCGTTATAGTTTCAGTCATCGTCTTCTTCCATATAGTTGCGGGACAAGTCATTTACTTCTCGGAGTGCAGCGTCTAGGCCCCGTATCACGCCACACACTTCCTTATACCCGGCAAAGTCTTTAGCCGCGCCTGAGTATAAGAATTCTTCGCTAGAGCTTTTCAACTCTGTAAGTTTTTGATTTAGCACGTCAAAGACGGTTTTTGCCATTATCTACCTTGCCCCCTGTAGGGTTTATAGTTTCTTTTTTGATGCTTGTTCATCGAAGCTAGCTTTATCTCGCCATTACCGATGCTGGTGCCTTTCTTGGCCTTGTGCAGGCGTAGCGCCTGTGCTGCTTCTAGGGTCTTTTTAGCCACCTTGTGGGCCCCGCTGTTGTGTTTGCTGAGATTTAGCTAAGTCCAGTATCGCTTTAGCCTCATCCAGATCGTTCTTAGCCTGTGCCTGCTCTGTTTGAGCGGCTATGCGCGCAGCCTCAATAGCCGCCGTGTTATCTGCCTTTTCTTTATCCAGACGTAGCTTAGCGGCGTCGAGCGCTGCGTCCGCTTGGTCTTTCTGGGCCTTTCTTTGTTGTTCAGCCGCTTTAAGCTGCAACTCTTGCTGCTGCATCTGGACAACTGGGTCTTGTGCCTGTTGCTGCGCGGCTTGCTGAGCCGCCTGTTGCTGTTTCTGCTGTGCAAGCTGTACCCCTGCTTTTGCCATAGACTGAGACAGAAGCTTCTCAATATCTTCTGGCATCTCTTCGTCAGGCGGCGGCAACTGCGCACCCAGTTTTGCTTCTACCTGCTGCCTATAGCTAAACGCGATGTGCTCCGCTATGTGGGCTTGAAGCGCGGCTACTACCTGCTGTGCAGCAGGGCTTTGGCCTATAAACGCTGCTATCTGTGGGTCTTGTAAAAACGCTTGGTGGGTGGCGATATGGGCGTCGTGGTCTTGGTAGATAAAAGCCTTGATGGGCTTACCTACAAGCACCGCCATGTTCTCGCTGACGGGGTCCGCAGGTTTAATGTCTTCTTTAGTAGGAACAAGTTTGTCTGCGTTCTTGATGCCCAAGACCTCGATCATCTGACGGTGTAGCTGGGGGAGATCGTAGATTTGTGGGGTAGCCTGCGCCATCTGCAACACGGTTTGGTACTGGACCACACGCTGGGCCATCGTGCTGCTGTTGGGGTCGCTGACGGGAATTACTTCCACCATGGCGTAGTCGGCGCGGCGGGCGCGGGGTTCACCACGGTCAGGCATGTACATGTACTCTTCCGGAGCGTACTCAGCAATGATAGCCCGCAGGAGTTTGAACTCTTGCTTCATCGCATAATGTACTCTGGACTGCACAGCAGCCATTGGCTTGAGCGTACGCTCAAGAAGAGCAAGCGTTGTTCCGACAGGCGCGTTGGCGCTCATGTCAGAGATGTTCATATCCGAGATCGCCCCCAAACGTCGGCCTTCTTCGGTGATCTGCTTCAATAATGCAAGAAGTGTCTGGCTAGGCTCCTTGTAAGGAAGGGGCATAATGTTGTCGCGGATACTGCCAGACGGTACATCTACATCACGGAACTCACCGGGGCCGATTGGTGTGTCATCGCCCTTGACTCGCAGTCCACGAGACTTAAGTCCACCGGGCAGGTTAGATAGGCTTCCAGCGTCAACGAGCTGACGTATAAGGCTAGTACCAGCTTTAGCATAGCCACCGATAATGTGAATAAGTCCGAGTCCATAAAATCCAAATCCGGGGACGTACACATAGTGCACGAAATGTTGACGTTTTAGCGTCAAAGAATCGTCAGGGTTCCAGTTGCGGCGGATGGCCAAAACTTCTCCAGTGCCCTTCTCAATAGTAACCACGTAGGGTTTAGCGATACTAAGCTCGCCCTCTTCCGCTCCATCAACACCGTCAATAATCAGGTCAGCATGGACCTCAAGTATCGCGTAGCGGTCGTCTGAAGTAATGGACACGCCAGATTGCTCGGCTTTTGCCTCCTCAATATCGCTGAAAAACGACACCGGGTCACCCAACTCTATCTCTCGGTAAAACCCAGCAGCCTGTAGTTTGACCATCTCGTTCTTGGTCTTACGCATTACGTGTGTAACGCGCTCTGCGGACTCGATATTAGAGGCTCCATAAGGCACAATTACATCTTCGGCTGGGATATACAGGGAGACTTGGCGGCCTATATTCGGGTCGAAATACACCTTTTTGAAGGCTGAACCGGCCAACCCAAGGCTATACAGCATCCTTTCGTGCTCGGGGCGGTACTCCACCATGACCTCAGTCAGCTCGTAGTTCATATCCGCCTTAACGCGGAGGGCTGCATCTTCCTTGTCTTTAGTGATCTCACCTAAGATTTTAGTCTTAACAGGCCCAGCAGCGGGGAACGTCTCGCTCATAGCCTCCGCTTGGAACCGGATAGCCGCTTCGGCCAGCACGTTGCTGTACACACCACAGGCGTTTTCCCAAGGCTCAACCCTTTCCTCATAGTTAAACCCTACAACTTCCAAGCCTCTCACGTAG